CGCACTGCACAGCAGTGCGCACCAGCCAAGAGGAACCGGGCAGCAGCCAGCAAAAAATTGCGAGTTGTTGATTGCGCACTGCACAGCAGTGCGCCTCTCCCCCGGTTCCAGGCAGCAGCACCAGGAAAAAATTGCGCCTCGATGATTGCGCATCGTTGCACGATGCGCAGCAGCCGGGTAACCAGGCAGCAGCAACAAAAAAAGGGCGACGCTTTCGCGCCGCCCTCCTTCGAGGTCGGTCGGAGTTACCACCAACAAGAATAGATAACCTTGTTCCCTTTTTTGAGTTCAGCCCTTGCCCATTCAACAAAGGCAATATCCTGATCTTTGTATTCCTCTTCGGACTCGTCTTGGAACTGATGGCCGTAGAAAAAACCGCCTTGACTCCTCGGCATTTGATTGGTTTGTATCCTTTCCTCAAGTTCAGAAATGGTTTTCTCATCGAGTTCAAGTTCTCCGCAGTTAAGATCGACGGCACTGTTTCCGGTTTTGTCGACGAACTTTTGCTCCATAAATTCTTGAAGTTTGGCGTGCTTACGCCACTCGAACCGAGGCTCGTGTCCTTGTGTGTTTTTTTCTTCTTCGCGTTCCCGCGCCCAAGCGTATTGATCGAGTCCCATGACTGTCTCCTGTTTTTATTAAACGTGGCAAAAGCACCACAATCAGATTCTGCCATAACTTGTTTACTTTGAACAATAATACCATAGTCTAATTGCGCTTCGACGATTGCGTCTTGCTTCGCAAGACGCACGTAACCAGGTGCTCGTCCTTCGATTGCGCTTCGACGAGTGCGGTTCGCTGCGCGAACCGCAGCAGCCGGGTAACCAGGCAGCAGACGTAAAAAAAGGGCAGCCGAAGCTGCCCCTGAGGGAAAATTATTGTGCAAGAAACGTTACAGAACAGTCACGCTTGAAGTCTTCGGCACACACAGGAGCATCTATGCAGTCCCCTGTCTCTGCCTCGAATCCGACCAGAATACCTTTTCCGGCTAGTGGGTACGGGTATTGATTCGAAAACCAATAACTTTGATCTTCCACGAAGAGGCCCTCGTCATCTACCCATATAGTGGCATGGATAATTTCACCGTTAACCATGAATTGCGCATTGACGGCAGTAACCGTGCTGCAGCCAATGTTTTCATAATAAGCTTGCAGCTTATCGCCTGAGATCTCGATGTCTCTAAGTTCCTTTTTCTGTGGATCAATAACTATAGCTTTCATGTCGTCTCCTTAAAATTATTGTGGAAAAGGAAAAATGTTTTCTAAGTTGTTCAACTCGTCATGTGAAAACGATTTGATATTTTCCCTTCGTCTCCTTAACTGCACATCGTCTATTAAAAGTTTTTGGTCTTTTGGATCCGTTTCTTTGAGATGGTCGAGTGCCCACTTTAATGCTTCTGCGGCTGACTCGATGTCGTAAACGGTGAAGCAGTCATAGTCTATCCACTCGTTGCCAACTCGTGTTTGCAGGTTAAAAGTTGCGCTCTCGTTCCATTCGATACGGACACGGTATCCGTTACTCCAGGTTCTCCAGTATTTCATTTAGCCGCCCCCGCAGTTTTTTGAGTTCTAAGAAACTCAATAGCCTTTTTCATAAGATTTGGAATGTTTTCGCTGTCTCGAAAATTTGCGACAAACTTTGACCGATAATGCCCATTAGGGCTTTTTACGTTAGAAGTATAAAAAAGTTTACTTAACTGCCCATACATTGGCCTGTATGTAAACTTATGGTCTTCATTTTCTCCGCTTGGATTCCGAACGGTTATTACAAGGTGTATGGTGGGTACTCCCCTGCCATGCTCTTTGTCGTACTTAATTGCCTGTATAAACATTTGATTCCCTCATGTTATTGGTTAGGTGGTGCCCCGCAAAGCCTCCCGTATAACCAAGTTGATAGTATGGAGGCCCGTCTACTTGGTTAAAGCTCCGCGAGGCACCAAGTCCTACACTACAGTATTGTTTAAAATACACAACACTACCTTAGTCTAATTGCGCTTCGACGATTGCGCCTTGCTTCGCAAGGCGCAGCAGCCAGGATTTCCTCGTAATCCAGGCAGTGCGTTTCGACGAGTGCGGTTCGCTGCGCGAACCGCTTTAACCAGGCACAGCAGCCGGGCAAAAAAAAGGGGCAGCCGAAGCTGCCCCCGTGGGGAGAACTGTTACTCTTGATCGGGTTCCCAATTCCGAACAAAGTTCTGAAGACGCTCAAGATCTGGTCGATCTACGGTCGGCGCATCAGTGTGTATCTCGTCAACTAAGGCTTCGATGGCCTGAGTCAATATGCCAATCATCGCTGTTTTCTCACGATTAGTGGCGGTGTTCGAGTCAAAGTTTATCAGCTGATCCAGAGCAGGGTTACCGCGAGTCTGACCGGCGTGTTGGTCAGCCCACAATTCTTTGGTTGTCCCCTCTGGAAAACCTAGGATTTGGTCATACCGCGAGTACAAAGTATCGAGGTACTGTTCGCGTGTAACGCCCGTGCTCGTGGCACCGTTGGTTTGATCCAAAGCAGACTCGCGCAAAGCACGCGCCAACTCTTCAGGATTCATCAGCCCATTCATAAAAGCTCTATCTAAATTTGGCATGGTATCTCTCCCCAGTTGCCGGTGGCGGTATTGCCACATCCCAGATTATCTCATACCTTGTTCACTATGAACAACCTTTATTCTCTTATACCTTAGTCTAATGCGCCCCGCCGACTGCGCCCCGCTGCGCGGGGCGCATGCTTTTCTTTTTGTGGGGGTTACTTGGGGTAAACCTATACAACAACAGCAACAACAGAAGGGGGCACCCCCTATAACAGGGGTGTATGCAGTGCATAGCGTGTGTACATATAAGATTGATAAATTTATTCAGAAATAGTTTCATTGGGCACCCCCTAAAACTGAGGTAAAAGCCGTTTGGAGTCCCAGAGCCAAGAAAAAATACCCATGCAAATTCATTTGAACCTCCCAGGCGCACCGTTGTTGGAGAACACTTTGTTTTTAATGGCGCAGTCTGATACTCATCGTTTTCACACAGACCGCGATATTGAGAGAGTGATTGCCGCTCCTATTGAGCATGGCAAGTTATTACTTGCATATGATGATCAAGCCAACCCGATTGGTTTCAGCACTCATGCGTTTTTGTCCCCGGAGGCTGAACACGGATACTTAACCAGAACACGGTTGTTGCAACCGATGGATTTTGCAGGAGAAGATGGTACTCTATGGTGCATAGACTTCGCGGCACCGTTTGGAAACTGTATTCATATTATGCGGGTGATGCGAAACTGGTGTAATGATCGGTATGGTCCTGGGATGAAGGCTAAGATATACCGGAGTCTCAGAAATCACAGAGGGTGTTTAATCATATGATTCACGATCCTTGTATTGTCCCCCAACTAAGAAGTAAAAAAAGAGAGCGTGACGATTGGTTTCTCGTTCGCATGGGCTGTTTTAATAGTGACACTGAAAATGAAGGTGATCCCAGAGGTTTTGACGACGACGAAGCAGCTGACGAGGCAGATAGGGCAGCGGCAAGGGCAGCGGAGGCAGCAGCGTCAACAGGTGTTGGTGGTTCCAGCATTGGTGACAATCAAACCAGAGCCGTTAACATTGCTACTGTTGCTAATGTCCCAGACATCGACTTTGATGAAGAGTCTGACAGAAACGAAAGCCCTTTAAATTTTGCCGCTTTAGATTTTCCGGGAGGACCGAACGAACAACGGCAACGAGAAAACGAAGCAGCTGCTGCCATGCGAGAGTATGCCAAATCTAGAGGCGAGGTTGAAAAGCTACTCGAGCAACAAGTACAAGCAGACCGAATGTCAAGAGCAGTTGGTGCTGACGGCCCTGATCCCTTGGACTTTCTTGCACCTGTTGATTTTAATGAACCGGAAGGCGGTGCAGCTACAACTCCAGCACAGCAAGTCATATCTGAAGTCCGTCAGACACCTGCAGCCGTTATGGAACAAGAGGTCCGCCAAAACCTTGGTGGTTCTGCGGGCGACTTTGAAGGTTTGACTGCCCAACAACTGGGTGCTGCTCCAGGTTTGGGGCCTACAGCCATGACAGGTGATGTGTCGATAGATGCTGCCGACATTCCTGAAGTGGTTCCAGATCCTTCAAGTAGCTTGCCACGATCAATTCGTTCTCGTGGTGTGACTTATGGTGATGAGGACTTTTTACCTGGTGGTGTAGTGGACCAAAGGCTTGAGGGCATTGCTGCTGCAAGAGCGGCTGCAGCTAAAAGCCCCTTGGCCCAATCTCCAGATCTATCAGGGATTAAAATCGGGGACGTTAACATTCCGTTAGGTCCTGCTGGAATGTTGGCGAAAGGTATCGGTGCTGTAGGCACAGAGATTTACAATACTTTTGCCAACCCTACGGCGAAGGCTCTTGCCAATCTTGAGGATCCAAACCGGTATGGTGCGGTTTATGGTAATGACGGTAGTCTGCTTGGCAGCGTTAACCGAGAAACTGGTGCCGTTCAACCAACTGAAGGCAACGCTTTTAACCCTGAACTAGAGCCTTATTACGCAGAGGCTCGTAGAAAACAGGAAGAAGATAGAGAAGAGAGGGGTGGCACCGGTAATCAAGCACCAGTTGCCGCGGTCCAACCCACTATGACCGCGGCCCCCGCACCTGTGCCACAGGCAAGTCCCATGACAGTGCCAGCTTATCAGTATCAACCTCGTCCTCCAGTGCAGTATTCGTACACTGGGATACCAACTTTAGCCCCGGTGATGTTAAAACCGACGTTTACTGCCCCTGAAAGGTTCTCTCCGCTCTTTAATTTAGGTCGAACAAGGCGTAGCTAGTGTCCTTGGCCCTCGATTCTTTGCCTGATGAGGTGTTAAAAGAGGTTTTAGCCCTTAAAGAAGCGGAAATTAGGCTCGATACACGCGAAAAAGCGCAAAATCAGTTCATGCCCTTCGTCCATCACGTCTATGATGGCTTCATAGAGGGCCGTCATCACCGAATTATTGCCGAAAAGCTCGAAAAAATAGCAACAGGAGAGCTAAAACGGCTAATTGTGAACATGCCACCCCGTCATTCTAAGTCAGAGTTCGCTTCTTACCTCATGCCAGCGTGGTTTTTGGGGCGAAACCCTAAATTAAAGATTATTCAAGCAACACACAACACGGAATTAGCGGTCAGATTCGGTCGTAAGGTCCGTAATTTGATAGAAACGGAGAGTTATTATGAAATCTTCCCAGAAACGAAGCTCAAAACGGACGACAAAGCGGCAGGACGCTGGGGAACCGAAGCAGGAGGCGAATATTTCGCAGCAGGAGTCGGTGCAGCCGTCACCGGTCGGGGAGCCGACCTCTTCATCATTGATGACCCACATTCGGAACAGGATGCCCTTAGTGAAGGAGCGTTTGACAACGCTTATGAGTGGTATACGTCAGGCCCTCGCCAACGTTTACAACCGGGTGGCGCGATTATTCTCGTAATGACGCGCTGGGGGACGAAAGATCTTACTGGCAGACTGTTAAAAGCGCAATCTAACGACATTATGTCGGATCAGTGGGAAATTGTGGAGTTCCCAGCCATCATGCCGTCAGATAAACCGCTCTGGCCTGAGTTTTGGAGCACTGACGACTTACTAAAAGTTAAATCTGCACTGCCCGTTGCTAAATGGAACGCACAGTGGCAGCAACAACCAACTGCTGCAGAGGGTGCTATTGTTAAACGTGAGTGGTGGCAACTCTGGGAGAAAGAAGATGTACCGCCGGTCAAATACATCATGCAATCGTATGACACAGCGTTCTCGAAAAAGGAGACAGCGGATTACTCAGCAATCACGACGTGGGGCGTATTTCAGCCAGAAGAGGGGGGAGCAGACCACATTATCCTGCTCGACGCTCGACGAGGCCGATATAACTTTCCAGAATTAAAAGAGGTTGCTTTAGAAGAATACGATTACTGGGAACCTGACATGGTGATCGTAGAGGCAAAGGCCACAGGAATGCCGCTAACTGATGAGTTACGGAGGACGGGTATACCGGTCCTAAATTATACACCCGGTAAAGGTCGTGATAAAGTGACTCGCATGCACACCGTTGCACCAATCTTTGAAGCTGGAATGGTTTGGGCACCAGATAAAAAGTTTGCAGACGAAGTGATCGAAGAATGTGCTGCCTTTCCTAACGGCGACCATGATGACTTCGTAGACAGTATGACTATGGCTCTGATTCGTTTTCGCCAAGGTGGGTTTATCTCACTTAACGGTGACGAGGACGAAGAAATGTATGTACCAAGAAATAGAGAGTATTACTGATGTCTGTACCTCCAAATGAAATGACCGCAATGGTTGACTCAGCACTTCAAGCAGTTCCAGGCATGGAGGTAGAAGTTTCACAACCCGAAGACTTTTCTGGTGGTGCTCAGATTACACAGAACCCAGACGGTTCCGCCTTGATTGAGGCCCTTGCAGACCTACAGGGCATGGAAGTTGAGACAGGGGAGTACGAACATGATGCAAATTTGGCAGAGGCTTTGGACGATTCTACCCTTGGGGAGCTTTCGTCCGAACTTCGAGAGCAGTATGAGATCGACCAAGAGTCAAGATCAGAGTGGGAAGAAGGATACACCAAAGGACTCGACCTCTTGGGAATCCAGTATCAGGAGCGGACACAGCCCTTTCAAGGAGCGTCAGGAGTTACGCACCCGATTATTGCAGAGTCAGTAACCCAGTTTCAGGCACAGGCATACAAAGAGTTGTTACCTGCTGGTGGACCAGTGCGCACAAATATCATGGGCACAAAGACACCAGAGCTAGAGGCCCAGGCGATTCGTGTCAAAGATTTTATGAATTACATGCTGATGGAGGTGATGGAAGAGTTTGATCCAGATACCGACCAGATGTTGTTCTATCTACCTTTATCAGGTTCAACGTTTAAGAAGGTGTACTTTGATGAAGCAAAACAACGACCCGTTTCTAAGTTCGTACCAGCGGAGGACTTGGTCGTCTCTTATGCGGCGAGTGATCTCACGACTGCATCGCGTATTACGCACGTTCTTCGTATGGATGAAAATGAAATTCGTAAGCTACAAGTTGCTGGTTTATACCGAGATGTTGATATTTCAGCTGACTATGAAGCAGATTCTGACCCGGTCAAATCGAAAGTAAACGAGTTAGATGGTATTGAGAAGAGTGCAACAGAGGACCTGTACACCGTTCTTGAAATGCATGTCAATCTTGACCTTGAAGGGTTTGAAGACCTGGACCAGGAAGGAAACCCAACAGGTATCAAACTGCCTTACATTGTAACGCTTGATCAGGGCAGCGGAGAGATTTTGTCGATCCGCAGAAACTACGAAGAAAACGATTCGCTGAAGCAAAAGGTGTCGTACTTTGTGCACTACAAGTTCTTGCCAGGTCTTGGCTTCTACGGGTTTGGATTGATTCACATGATCGGTGGGCTGGGC